ACCAGACATTGGCTGTACACTAGCTACATCATAAGCAATAAGGTTAGGCATTGCGCGACGTACCAATGAAATCAATACTGGATCTGGGTTAGCAACAGAAGCGGTACTAGTACCTGCAAGTGCTTCGTTAATTGAATAAGAAGAAGCAGCACTTTCTTGACGAAGAGCTTCTTCAGTGTTTTCTAAAAGACGTGCAGTTGTTGCACGCTTGTGAGAGTCTGCGATAGTTGGAGCACTTTCGTGATCTAGTACGGGACCCCACTTTTCCATAAGGGCTTGATCTGATTTAAACATTTTAGTTTCTCCTATTAATGTTTATTTTTAAAAAAATAGTTTTTACAGCTTACTTAAATACGTGTGAACTAAGTGCTGAGGTGTATCTTGACATTGAATCAGATGTTTGCTCAGTAAGAGCTTGATCTGTTCCAACAACTTTATCAACTTCTGATTCTGATTCAACAGACTCTTTCATGAAGTAAGATTCTTTGATAGTTTTCACTTTCATTTCGAAAGATTCAACATCGCCAAACTCTACATCTTCAACCAAAGAAGAAAGTTTTTCAGCTTCAGTAGCTGCGAGGTCAGAGGTATATTTTCTTACTACATCTGCACGTTGTGACTCTTGTACAGATTGAAATAATTCAACATTCTCGTCAGTGGTTTTATTGAGTTGCTCTTCCAGCTCGGCAACCTGTTCTGACAATTCGTCAACCAGATCTTCCTTACCTTCAGGTACACTAAGATAGTGCTCTTTAAATACGCTTTGTAGAGAAGTCATGAATGATTCTGCGATTTCGGTACGTAGACCTGCTTCAACAGCAACACTATTAGACTCCATCCAACCTTCAACAACATAGTTTAAGTAAGCATCAACTTTCTCAACTAGGTCGCCTTTAACAGAAGAAACTTCTTCTTCAAGGTTTTGGGCATATTCACTCTCTAAACGATCGATCTCAGAACCAACTTTGCTTGATAGAGCAGCTTCGAAGATAGCTCCAGCTTTACCGCGGAAACCATCTGACAAAGTAGCTTCTTCAGCAACTAGTACATCGAGATCTTCTTGATAGTCGATGTGTGATACATCAGCAGTTTCTGTAACAACAGCTTCTTCTTCAGCATCTACATCTTCTTTCATTTGAGCAGCTTTCATCATACCTTGGTATAATTTAACCGCTTCGTCTTTTTTAGCTTTTTTCATCATTGAATAAGCAGCATTTACGATACCAGCTTTAGTCTTAGGAATTTCTTGATCAGCACCGATTTCTTTTCCGTCTCCGCCGTCAATGCCATCAGCATCTTCATCGACTTCAACTTCATCTTCATCTTCATCTTCGTCCTCATCTTCTTCAACGTCGTCTTCATCTTTCTCGACTTCGTCTTCTTCCTTCTTGACCGCAGCTTTCTCTTCAAGTGTTTCCTCGTCTAATGAATCAACTTGTGTCTCATCAACGAGCTCTTCACTTAGCTCTGCATTATCAATGTCTTCGTTTACAATAGACATATATTATCTCCTTAGGAGTTTACAAGTTTAGAGAGGAAATTCTTAAAAGCTTTAATCTCAATATCCGCTGAACGCATATTTCGAGCCTCTTTTATTTCAGTCTCAATTATTTCAATTTCTTGAGGTTTTAAAATGCCATTATCCCACACCCAATCAACACCTTCCATAATACCATTAACGAATGCTTCGGGAGCAGATGGATCCTGTACAATATCTACAGTTGCTAACATAAAGTCTTTTCCGACCTGCATGACACCATTTTTTTTCTCAAGAGTACCCATACCACGACTTGATACACCAAGCTTCACACCACCTTCAAGTAGACCTTCAACGATCTTCCCCATAGGAGTCTGTAAGATTGATGCCTTTCCAATAACATCACTACCTTCAAAACGAAGTTCAGTGATCTTATGTGAAACTTTATCCAAGTTAATACCTGGCCCATCAGGGTGATTTAACTCACCAACTGCACGACCAGTCTTTACTTGCTCTTTTACGTACTTGTCTACAGCAGCTTCTAAGATGCTTTTCTCGTAAACACGTCCGTTTCTATTTTGTTTATCGGCTTGCATGAATACACCTTCAATGACATATTCTTTCTTACCGTCTTTCTTTGCTTCTGTAATAACCTGTAGGTTACTATCATGATATTCTGATATCAATTTCATTGTTCGAGTTCCTCGCCCATAAGTTTGATAAAGTCATTTACATTCTTTTCAGCTTCTTTAGCATTCTTAAAAGAATCATCTAATTTATCACCATTAACGTATACAGTAAACTTACCACCTTTTTGAGTAATGACGACATCAGTCTTCTTTTTCTTACCGGCTTTAAACGCTTTAACCTGCTTTTCACCACCAGCAAGTTTAACTTTCTCTCGGAGCTCGACAAATGTAAGCATATATTACTCTTCTTCTGTTTGTTTAGGTTGACCTAATTGAGATGCAATTTCGATTTTCTTTGCATCTAAAGCAGCAGTAAGCTTTTGACCAATAATAGTGTCAAAATCTTTTTTAGCATTAACGTTATCACCTTTGCTAATGTTATCAATTAATTGTAGTACGTCCATAATATCCTCTTTGTATTATATATTTATAAAAATGTGCATTTCTACAGCAAATCTGTATCGATATCACCTTCGTCTTCATCACCTTTCTCTGCTTCCATATCCTTAGCCATATCTTCAATTTCTTCATCACTAAATTTTAGAATGTTTTTACGTACCCAATTATTAGATACATACTTACCAACATACTCATCTAAGGTAGAAAGCATTTCGAAACGTTCTCTAATCATTTCTGATTCTTTTAACTCGGAGAAGTAGTTATCTTCAATAAAGTCAAAGTTAATATCTTCTTTCCAGCTTTCCCAATCTTGTGTGGTAATAATACCTTTCAAGATCAATTGTGTTTTAAGAAGCTGGATAAACAAATCAGAGAATCGGTTTCTCAGCTTATCAACAAACTTCTTAAATTTAACTTCTTCTCTACTAATCTCAGTAGATCGACCAATGGAGAATCCAGTGTCTTGCTCCATGCGCCCCATAGGAACATTTAAAGCTTTAAATAATTTCTTTTGGAAGTATAGAATATCATCAATCTGACCAAGGTTTTCTCCACCTGGTAACGTAGTAATTTCAGTTCCTTTACCACCTTCTCTTCGTGGTAGGAAGAAATCTTCCAACATTGACATATGTTTCTTATCATCTTTTACGGCACCAGTACTTGCATCATATACGAGCTTATTACGATACTCACTCATAATACCACGTACGTACTCTTCAGCTTTACCTTTTGGTAGGTTACCTACATCAATATAAAAGATTCTACGCTCTGGAGCTCTCGATATGCGATAGATTACCAATGAATCTTCCATCATACGAAGCTGATTAACTGGTTTAACTGCTTTTTGTAAGTATGAAAGAATGCGCTTACGGCTTGGATCTAACATACCTGATGTACAATAGACAATTGAATCTTTATGTATTTTTAGACCAGACTGACGGCCACTTGCATCAGAGGTATCTTCAGGATCACTATATATGAAAAACTCTTTTGATCCTTTTACTAGAGTTGCACCAGTTTTTGAATCCTTTTCTTCTGTTACTTCTTTTACTTTACGAAGCATAATAGGATCAATATATCGTAAGTCTTGAATACCTTTCTTTGGAGCATTCGAGTCAATTACAATATGATATGGTAGCCGTCCATCGATATACCACTTTTTAAATATATCATGACCATGCTGACTAAAGTTTAGCATTGCCAAAATATTATCAAATTCTTCTCTGATTGTCTCTTTAATAGCATCAGAGGTTTCTACTTTATCTAATACAACATCAACTGGCGATGAATCATGATCGCCAATAATTGCATCATTTACAATATCTTCAATTGCAGTATCGCATTCTGGATGCGATGCAATATCACGGTACTTAAGAATTAAGTCCGCTTCGTTCTTTTGATTATTGCCTTCTAAATCTAAATAAGATCCAAAATGCCCTGCAGCCTTAATGACACCAGCACCGTCCTCTTCGGCATTGGTGACAAACGTTTTTACTGAAGGTTTCTCAGTAGCATCTGCATCTTTTCTTTTTATCTCAAAGCCAAAAAACTCAGCCATGTCTAATAATCCTCATAGTAAATACGAGAGGGAATTATTCCCCCTCATACTACTATTTATACACTAATTAAGAAGTGGTATCTGATTCCCAGTATTGAACTTGTAGCTCAACTGTGAACTCTTCGATAGCATTCTCCGAATCATAGTTAACGTCAATTGCAGAGATATTCGTTGGCCAAGTGCCTCGGAAATCATAACGTTTTGCAACGGTACCATCTCTACGTAATTGCTCAACAATCATATCTGCCTGATAATCAACAGGATTAACAAGACCAGAGTTATTGTTGTGTTCGTTAATACCATTCATCCATCGCTCAAATGAATTACGAACATTAAACTCAGAATCATTGATTACTGTAATTGTCCAAGGTTCGAATGTACGATCACCAGCAATTTGTAATTGACGACCACGGAAAGGTACCGTAATCGGTGCAATTATTGAAGCTGGTAACTGAGCACCTTTACACAAAAATGAAGTAAGTTCTACATCACCTTGTGCATAACCAGGAAAGTTACATGTCACTTTGAACATGTTGGCACGAGCACCACCCCCTGT